GCTATTGCATCTTTTCTTGCCTCAGCAACAGCAATGCATTTTTTAGCAAGTGCTTGTGCTTCTCTTTCATCATATCCGGCAGATCCCATAAGAATGAAATCTACATCAAACTGTTCAGAATTTTCAAATAAACTATATCCAGAAAGTAATCCGGATATTCCATTACTTCCTGCTTTTAATGCACCGTTTTCAGTTATAGTAGAAATACCACTATAGTTTTTGCCATTTTCAAACTCTTTATTAAAGTTTCCACTTCCTGCAAAAGTAATTCCTTCTGCATTTTGATCCCATTCAACATCAGTTTCTGGATTAAATCCAGATCCACCACTCTTAAATCCAGTTGTTACAACACCTGCAGGTTCAGAACCAGCAAAGATGTACTCGGAACTATTTGCAATGAATTTTCTCCAATACTGAGGAGATCCAAGTGAGAATTCGGCATCTTTTGCTTTGGAAAGATTTAAATTCTTCTCAAGAATAGTTCCACTATTTCCAGTGATAGATCCATCACCATCAATTACAACAACATGAAGTTCATCAAATCTAGATCCTCTTGCTGCAGCATATGATGAAGTTCCTGGACGTTCTGCAAGTTGATTCCACTTAACTGTTGTATCAGATGTTAATGTAAGAGACTGACTATCAAACCAGTCTGTCTGAGCCGTTACTGCAGTTGATCCGTATGATGCTGCACTGTTAGAGGTATGAATTGCAACAGTTCCTGAACCGGAAAACTTGTAGAGTCCTGAAGGTTCGTATTCAACTCTTGTTACTGTTGA